ACACCACCTGGCGAGGGCAGTGCCTCAAAGTTTGTTTGCGAGCAGTGGAGCAAGTCGATTCCGTACTTAAATCGCGCCACAATTCAGGCAACGTTCCGCCAAGTCTTTGAACCGTAATGGCAGTAGCAGCTTGGGCCGCTAGTACATCATTTTCTGTTGGTGACATCCGGCGTGCCACAACAGATCAGGCATCCGGCCTGTTTTTCCGGTGTACGACTGCTGGAACGTCAGATTCGTCTGAACCCAGCTGGCCAACAGATATTGGCAGCACAATTACGGACAACACCTGTGTCTGGACGGCGATTGCTTCTGCGTATGAGGAGCTGGCCAAGCTCAATCCAAGTGCGATTATCGAGCTGTTTGAGCTGCATCTGGACAATACGCTCCACGGCAGCACGGATGTTTACCGCTTCCATGCTGGTGCAAACGCAGCTATAGACGGCAACGTTGTTTTCAACGGCAACACCTACACCCGTATTCCAGTCAAAGCAGACGGCTTCGAGTTCACGAACACTGGTACGTTGCCCCGTCCAACGCTGACGATCAGCAACCTTGACGGCACAATGACCACACTTTTACTGTTGGTCAACGCCACAACTGCTGGCAATGATCTTGGTGGAGCGGAAGTCCGCCGGATCCGAACGCTGAAGAAGTTCTTGGACGGTGAATCAACTGCCGATCCAAATGCCAAGTTCCCTGATGAGCGTTGGTATGTGGATCGAAAAGCCAATGAGTCACGAGACGAGGTGACGTTTGAGTTAGCTAGCAAGTTTGACCTTGCGGGTCAGAAGCTGCCAAAACGTCAGATCATCGCCAACGTCTGCCAGTGGGTGTATCGCAGCAGTGAATGCAGCTACACAGGCACTGATTATTACGACGTGAATGGCAATGAAGTTAGTACAGAGGCGGCTGACGTTTGCGGCAAACGAGTCGAAAGCTGCAAGCTGCGGTTTGGCAACACTGCACAGTTGCCATTTGGATCATTTCCTGGAGCCGGATTGATTAAATGATGAAGTTGACGGCAGCGATGCAGGCTGAGATTCTTCAGCACGCAAAAGATGAGTTCCCGCGTGAAAGCTGTGGCCTGGTTGCCGTTGTTAAAGGGCGTCGGCGTTACTTCCCGTGCCGAAATGTCGCTCAAACCCCAGGTGAGCACTTCATTCTTGACGGCTGGAATGAGGTGGAGGACAAAGGCGAGGTGGTTGCTGTTGTCCATAGCCACCCCAAAACCAATCCCGCCCCATCACCGGCTGATCGTGTTGCGTGCGAAAAGTCTGGCCTGCCGTGGTTCATCGTCAACCCAAACACTGAAGGTTGGGGCTACTGCGAACCAGAGGGGTTCGAGCTTCCGTATGTGGGACGTGAGTTTGTGTTCGGTGTGGTGGACTGCTACAGCCTTTGCCGCGACTGGTACGCAAGGGAATGGGGCTTACAGCTCAAGGACTATGACCGACAGGACAAGTTTTGGGAGCGAGGCGAAAATCTGTACTTAGACAATTTTGCCTCTGAAGGGTTTCGCAAGATTCCAGTTGAGGAGTTGCAGCCTGGGGATGCCTTGTTGATGCAGCTGGTTTCGCCCTTACCAAACCATGCTGCGATTTACTTGGGAGACTCCCAGATCTTGCATCACGTGCAGGGAAGGCTGTCGAGCAGGGATGTTTACACCCTTGGCAGCAGTTACTATGGCAAGAGCACTGCTTGCGCCTTGAGGCATGAAAGTCGTTAAGGTTTACGGCGCACTTCGCAAAAAATTGGGTCAATGCCGGTTTGAGTTTGAGGCCGCAACACCAGCTCAAGCGATTAAAGCGTTATGTGTAAATTTTCCGGGCCTTGAAAAATGGTTTATTGATAACGAAAGAGACGGAGTTGGCTATCGAGTGACGATCGGAAAAGAAAAAATTGTTGATGATCCAAGTCCCTTGCTTATGCCTTGGGGTGAGAAAGAAGTGTTTAGTATTACTCCAGTCATTGCTGGTGCAGGCCGTGGCGCTGGAAATATTTTTGCGGGTTTGGGTCTTGTGGCTTTGGCCGTTGTAACCGGCGGATCATCGCTTGCCTTTACAGGTACTGGTTTTGCTGCAGCGTCTGGAACATTTGCTGCTGCAACGTTCGGGACCAAGCTAGCCATTGTCGCTGGAACGCTTGGCCTTGGTTTGACCTTTATGGGCATTGCCCAGTCAATCTCACCGCAACCCGAAGTACCGGACTTCGATGAATCCGCCCAGCTCGAATCTTTTAGCTTTTCAAATGTCGTTAATACAGCAAGGCAGGGCTTGCCAGTACCGATAGCGTATGGACGAGTGTTTGTTGGATCGGCAGTTATTTCTAGCGGTACTGACGTTGACGAGGTGACAACATGACACAAGCCAAATACGTTGCTGGTGCAGGTGGCGGCGGCGGTGGTTGCTTTACTGGCGACACACTCGTTTCTACACCTGAAGGGCAAGTTCGTATTGACGAACTAAAAGAAGGCAATGAAGTAATCAGCTTTGACGACAAGGGCAACACCCACGTTGCAAAGGTGTTGAAAGTTCATGTCCACGAGAATGAGCAGGTTTATCGGTACGGTTTTTGGGGAGACGAGTATGTAGATGCAACGCCAAACCACTGGGTCTTAAACCAATACAACGCATTTGTTGCGATTGGAAGCCTTGGCTTTGATGACTGCCTAATCGATGTCATGGGCCACCTCCGACCAATAATGAGCCGGGAGGAGCTTGGAACGTTTACTGTCTACAACTTGACGGTAGAGCGGCGACATACCTTTATTGCCAACAACATTCGTGTTCATAATGCTGGCATCGGCCAGCGGATTGCTGGTGCGGGTGGTGGTGGCCGCAAAAGCGGTGGCGGCTCGCATACTCCTACAGAAGCTGACGACACTCTTCAGTCAGTTCAGTATGCCAGTGTTCTTGATCTACTTTGCGAAGGAGAGATTGAAGGTTTAGAGGAAGGCAATAAAAGTATTTTTCTAGAAGATACGCCGATTGAAAACTCTGACGGGACAAATAATTTCAAAGATTTTTCAGTAGTTACGCGCACTGGAACGCAGACACAGACGCACATTCCTGGTGATTTTAAATCCACTCAGTCTGAACAAGCAGTAAACGCTGAAGTGGCCAATGGTAGTCCTGTTACGCGATCTATCACGGATACGGATGTAGATCGAGTTCGTGTCACTCTGACAATACCATCGCTTCGTATTGTTGAAGACGATGGCGACATTGTTGGCCATTCGGTCAGCATTAAAATTCAAATCCAATACAACGGTGGTGGATTTAACGACGTAATTGAAGACACAATTAAAGGCAAGAGCAGCGCAAGGTATCAGCGTGACTACATGATCACGCTTGACGGGGCTTTCCCTGTTGATATTCGGATGGTGCGTGTAAGCGCTAACGAAACCAGCACACGCCGTGCCAGCTCAACGATTTTTCAAGCGTACACCGAAATTATTGATGAGAAGTTTCGTTATCCCAATACCGCCCTGGTTGGTCTGCGATTTGACTCTAGGCAGTTTGGCAGCGTCCCGTCTCGAAAGTATTTGATCCGAGGCATCAAGGTCAAGATTCCAAGCAACGCAACCGTAGACACCACCACCCATCTGGGACGGATTACATATTCCGGTGTTTGGGACGGAACGTTTTCTGCTGCAACTTGGACAAACGATCCAGCGTGGTGTCTGTATGACTTATTGATCAGCGATCGGTACGGGGCTGGTATTCCAGAAGATACGCTTGACCGCTACGACTTTTTTGCAATCAGTCAATACTGCAACGCGCTTGTAGACGACGGCAAAGGCGGTGAAGAGCCGCGTTTTAGTCTCAACATCCTTATCAACAGCCGTGATGAGGTCTACAACGTTATTCAGCAGCTAACTGCCATTTTCCGCGGCATTGCGTATTACGGCTCTGGATCGTTAGTGCTGCTGCAAGACAAGCCAGCTGACGCCCAGTATTTGCTTGGCCCATCCAACGTGGTCAATGGAACGTTTTCGTACTCAGGTTCTTCGCAGAAAGCTCGTCACACGGTTGCTGTTGTGGCTTGGCAGTCATACGACACCCGTGGTGATCTTGAGTACGAGTATGTAGAGGATCATGCTGCTGTTGCCAAGCACGGCATTATCAAAAA